GCTATTGATGCAATTAAAGCTGCTCATCCAAAACCATAGGAGAAAGTAATGGTAACAAACATTGTAAGTATGGAAAGAAAAACAGCAGATGGTGTAGTAACAACTGCTCATTGGAACGCAAGTGTAGTAGATGGCGATTATTCTGCTAGTTCATATGGTTCACAGTCCTTTACAAGAGATGCAGATTCACCAACTCTTGTAGCTTATGCAGACTTGACCGAAGCAACAGTAGTTGGCTGGCTAACCCTTGATGAAGGTTTAGAAGCTAACTTACTAGCTCAGATAGCTGAGCAAAAAGCACCAACGGCAGCTAATGGAGTTCCGTGGTAATTTAATAACAATAGGAGTAAATAATGTCTAAAAAACAAAAAGAACAGACAGTAGTAATAAACGATACAGAATATAAAGAAAGTGATTTTAATGAAGAACAGGTAGCTATGATTAATCATGTTTCTGATTTAGATAGAAAAATAAGTAGCTCTGAATTTAATCTTGCACAATTACAGTTTGGCAGAGCAGCTTTTATGAACGCTCTTACTACATCTTTAAAAAATAAAGTTGAGGAAGCTGAAGTAGCCTAATGTCTGACAGACTTCGTAATAACCTTATAGCTGGGTTTATAGTTGCAACGTTTTGGATAGTGTTTGTTTTGCCAGTAATGGCTGCTGATCCTATAGTTACGGAGTCTACATCTACAGTTACAACAACTGGAAATCAGACTACAAAAGTAAAAAGTCCACCGCCTAGTGCAATAGCACCGCAATTTGGAAGTGGTAATAATTCAGATTTATGTACAATTTCTTCGAGTGGTTCAGTACAGACACAAATACTAGGACTATCAGTAGGTACAACATATACAGAAGATAATTGTTTAAGGTTAAAGAAAGCACAGAAGTTGTATATGTTTGGTATGAAAGTTGCAGCAGTAAGTGTAATGTGTCAAGATCCAGATGTATGGGCAGCAATGATGTCAGCAGGAACGCCCTGCCCTATAGATGGCTTAATAGGTGATGAAGCTAAACGAGCCTGGGAAGTCAAGACAGACCAAATACCAATGCCAGAGGAGAAAAATGAAATTAGTGTTGCAGAAAAACGTGATAAAGCCCTTAGTATTATGGGTACTGTTGCTGCTGCCTTTATGTTCTTTTAGTTATACTTTTGGCTATACAAGTAATGCTGCTATATATGGCAATACTTGGAAAATGAACACAGGCACTTTAGGTATAAGTGCAGAAGAAGGTTTAGATATAAGTGGTGTACTTTACAACTACACAGTAGTTAAAAATGTAGATGATAATTTTCGAGTTATTATAGAAAACGATAAAGTAGATGGTGGTTATGTTTATCGACAAGAACATAACTGGGATGGTAAACATGGTATGAAAGTACAAAATGTTATTCCTTTACCATACACACCAATTGAGCAGTTTGGTGATGGAAGAATTAGAAGTACAGGAACAGGTAGTATTGAAGATGTAACTATACTATATATGTTTAGATGGGATTTATGTAGAAACCCACAAAACGATATAAGTTGTCCAGATTATGTACCGCCATTGCCAGTAATACCTAAAATAGAAATATATAACGCTTTGGAGGATGAGTATGTTCAAGACGCAACAGAGAAATCGGATGATAAACTTACTGACAAAGACGAAGAAGTTAGAGAAACAGAAGAAGAAGATGAAGAAAAAGAAAGATTAGAAATAGCATTAGCTGCCACAGAAAATGCTTTAACAATAGCTAATACAGCATCTCAAGCATCACTTCTTCAAAAAATAAACAATGCTACTAATGTAAGTTCTTATTATGTAGCACAGATACAAGGTGGCGTTTATCGTGAATCTATAGCGTTACAAGGTGGTAAAATAGTGGACAATAAAAAAGCATTTAGAAGTTTAGGACAAGATAAATTAATGAATACAATGATACAGGAGCAATATAAATGAATAAATTAATGGCACTTTTTATAGTAGTAACAATGACAGGGTGTTCTTTATTTTCTAGCAAAGCAAATGCAACAAATATAAATGGTAATGTTGAATCAAGATGTACAGTTAATACTGATACAGTAGGCTATTATGGCAACCCTAACGCTTACACATTAACTACTTTACCTGCAAGTGCTGGACAAGTACCTGTTGTTCGTGTTGATACGTCACTAGCTAATGCTTATAAAGCACAGATAAGTTACCCTACCTCATTTAGTTCAAGTCCAAGTTTAGGTGATACAACTGTATGGACAGGAACAGTAGCAGTATCACAGACTTCTTCTTCTGATATGTCTGGTTATCAAGCAGCAAGTACAACAGCAAATGGTGGAGCAATGCGAACTTATGCTTTGACTCACGCAGGAGCAACTTGGTTTAGTGTTACATCTGTTGCTACCTATGGTGGTGGACAACAAAAAGCATTTCCTGGTGGATCGTATACAGCAGTTGTATTAGCTGAATGTATCGCTCAGTAATACTGTGGTTGTTGCTATGTGGTAGTGTAGCAGCACACGATATGACACCCACTTATCCAAAGTGGAAAATGTCATTTATACCAACTGCTAAGATGACTACAATGCAAGTGTTTAATAAACGAGCAGATGTACAATGGTATCAGATAGGAGTTTTTGATAAAGAATGGAATCCGATACCTTTTGTTAGTAGATATAAAATTATTAACGTAAAATATTTAACTCGTGTAGAATTTGATGTTTATATTAATGACACAAATGTAAATTTAGCAGAATACATATGTTCAACATCAAAACTTAGACGCAACGACAATTTTGTACCTGTTGTAGAATCTAAGATTTGTTCGAGGTTTAAGTGAATTGGATAAAAATTGTTCTATTATTATTGTCTACACAACTACTAGCAAATAGTAATACAATGAGTTTTTCTTTACCTAGTATGAGTTCTGTAAATGGAACAGATAGTATTAGAGCAGGTGATTTAGATTGTAAGAACGCTATAGGCGGTAGTACAAATTTTGAGATTGGAATGACAGGTGTAATTAATAATGCAACTATACCTCTTATAGGAAAAAAAGATCCTAACAATCCACAATCAAAAGACATAGGTTTATATGCAAGATTAGTTATACCTTTAGATGCACCAAGTGAAAGAATAAATTGTAATACTTTGTATCAACTTGAACTTCAAAGAAGAAGATTAGAAGTAGAAAGATTAAAACAAGAAATTGAATATTTAAAACAATTACAATTAGATGGCTGATTTAGGACAAAAAGTTGAACAAATAGAAGGTTTAGTTGATAAAAGACTAAAATTTATGGGATTAAGGTTTACTTATACCAGTCTAGTTGCCGCATTTGCTCTTATTTCAACGATTGTTGGTTCACTCTATGGAGGGTTCTTGTTATACCAAAAAGTAGAAGGAATCGCAAATTTGGACTTAGATGCAATTGCAGGGCAAATGAAAAAAACTTCTAGTGATGTTATAAGAATAGAAGAACATGCAGATGCAATTAAGATAGAATTAAAAAAAGATATGACAGATTTAAGAAATGCACAATGGAACTTAGAATCAAAAGTTGATACTAAATTACAGTCGGTAGATACAAAACTTACTAACTACGACACTAAATTAGATCGGTTTGAAATTAAAGTAGAAAAGACAAAAACAGATATAGAAAAACGTATACAAGAGTCTTTAGATAACCCACTAGCAAATTAGGAGATAAAAATGCCATACGGAACAGGATCATACGGAAAGAAAAAAGGTAGACCACCAGCTAAGAAAAAAAATAAATAAAAAATAATGGCTCACGAAACTAGAAAAAAAAATTTAATTAAAAAGCACAATTTAAAAGGTACAAATAAACCTAAAAGAACACCTAGTCATAAAACAAAATCACATATGGTGTTAGCAGAAGTTGGCCATGAAATGAAATTAATTAGATTTGGACAACAAGGTGTTACAGGGGATAGAACCTCAACAGCCAGATCTAAATCATTTAAAGCTAGACATGGTGCAAATATAGCTAAAGGTAAAATGAGTGCTGCTTTTTGGGCAAATAAAACTAAATGGTGATAATATGAAAGGTGTAAAACATTATACAAAAGATGGTACAGTACATACTGGAAAAATGCACAAAATGAAAAATGGTGTATTACATAGTGGTACTACACATACAGCTAAAAGTGTAAAACTTTTTCATTATGGTGAATTAAACAATAAAGCACAAACAAAAGCTAAAACTTCTTGGAGTAAATAATGGCTAAACGTGGATTGTACGCAAACATAAATGCTAGAAAAAAAGCTGGTACTAGTAGAACTAAAAAGAAATCTACTATATCTAAAAAAGCATTTGCTAATATGAAAAAAGGTTTTCCTAAAAAGAAAAAATAACTAATGAATGATGAACTAACTAGAATGCAATTGCAATTAGACAAACACGCTGGTCAGATAAGTAAATTGTTTAGCAAAATTGACGATACTAATTTGTGCATACAAAAAATAAATACATCTTTATTACAAATTAAATGGGGAATATATGGAGCATTTGCTTGGTATGTAATTACCCACATTGGAATTATTGAAGCGTTGAGGTTAATGTGATAGGATTTATAACAAATATAGCACCAATAGCATTAGGTTTTGTAGCTAAGTTGTTTGCACTTAAAAGTCAAGCAGCATCAGAACAACAAAAATTAATGATACAAAATTTACAAGTACGAAATGATTCTATTAATCAAGCTAGAGATCGGGCAGATAAAGAAAGTCCAATGGCTGCATTAAATAGACGAGTTATTATATTTGTTATTTTAGGACTAGTAATATTTACACAAGTTGCACCTGTGTTTTGGGATATACCTACAGTTATACCCACAGTTACAGAAGGGTTTAGTATCTTAGGAATCCAACTAACTGCTGATGTGGTAGAATATGTAACTGTAGAAGGCATGTTGAAGTTCGATGAAATATTTAGATGGGCAACAATGATAATTGAATTCTACTTTGGAGCACAACTAGCAAAAGGTAGGTAAAAATGAAAAGGGCAATTGTTATACCCGACCAGCATTTTCCAATACATGATGAAGAAGCGGTCAAAGTTACATTAAAGGCGATAGAATTTGTTAAACCAGACATATTTATTAATCTAGGTGATGTTGGAGAATGGGGTTCTGTATCTAGTCACAAATACAAAAGAAGAAAAAGACCACCATTAGAATTTCAACTGCCAGAAATAGATGAAGAAGTTAAAGCAGTAAATAAACAAATAGACAGATTTGATAAATCGTTAGACAAAATTAAATGCAAAGAACGACATATTCTTGCAGGAAATCATGATGAATGGCTTGATGCGTTTGTAGAAGAAAATCCTTATTTAGATCAATACACATTTAGAAAGGCTTGTCGTTGGGATGATAGAGGTTATGAGTATCGTAAGTACAATGAAGTATTGACTATTGGTAAGTTATCTTTTGTACATGGAGCATATACAGGTGCTAATCATGCTAAAAAACATCTAGATGCTTACGGAACAAATTTAATGTATGGTCATGTACATGACGTAGCCAGACATTCAGCAACAAGATTGTTAGATGGCAACATAAGTTCTTGGGCAATGGGTTGTTTAAAAGATATGTCAGCAGAAAAAAATACATGGTTAAAAGGCAGACTACATAATTGGAATCATGCGTTTGGAATTGTAACTTTTTTTGATAATGGAAATTTTCAAGTAGAAGTTGTAGATATAGTAAAAGGTAAAGCCTCAGTTTGGGGGAAAATAATTAAAGGATAAATTATGACTTATAGAGAATTAATTAATCAAGTATTAATACGACTTAGAGAAGATACTATTACTAGTGATTGGTCTGGTAATATTAATGACTCTAATACAGTATCAGCTTATCATAAAGTTATTGGTGCTTTAATAAATGATTCTAAACTTCATGTAGAAAGTAGACATGATTGGTTAAATCTTAGAGAAACAAAAGATATAAATACTGTTGTAGGTACTAAAAATTATAATTTATCTTCTGGGCAAGAGATTAAAATTTATGACGCTGTAAATAACACTACAGGCATTCATTTAAGCCAAGTAAGCAGAACGTACATTAACACAGTAAAATTCCCCTCAGACGATACTGGTGAGCCTTTATACTATGCTTTTAATGGTAGTGATACGTCTAATAATTTAAAAGTAGATTTATCACCTATTCCAACAGAAGTTCATACATTATCTTTTGATATTATAAAACCACAAACAGAATTAAAAACTGCTGCAACTGTATTAAAAGTTCCTGCACAACCCGTTATATTAGGTGCCTGGGCCAGAGCAATTGCAGAAAGGGGTGAAGATGGTGGAACACAGTCTAGTTTAGCAGCTGGAGAAGCCAATGAATCACTAAAACAAGCTATCATGATAGATAGTGGAAATACTCGCTATGAAACGGACTGGTATATAAATGGCTAAACCTTTAAATTATCAAAACTTAATAAATTTTGGAGTTAATGGATTAAACACTCAAGACAATCCTGCAACTTTAGATCCTTCATATTTAACTTCTGCAAATAATGTAGTTTTAAGAGAATCTGGAAGAATATCTTTTAGAAAAGGTTTTAAGCAAAAAGTTGTTCCTAGTGGCACAGCAATAGGATCTATGGTAGAACATAATGATCAATCAGTTAGTGGTGGTGTAAATAAAATATTTGCTAGTCATGGTACTTCTATATTTACAATAGATTTTACTACACCAAATGCTGCTTTTCCTAGTAGTGGTGCTAATGTAAAAAGAACAGTAGCTAATTCAACAGGTGATTGGCAATTTGTTAATTTTAATAAAAGATTACATTGTTTTCACGCTGGAGTATCACCACAAAGATATGATGGTGCGTCTGATACTGGTGAAAGATGGTCTGCTCATCAAAATGCTACAGCAATAAATGATGGTAGTAATATAAACAATTCGGTTACTACTATAACAGTAGACAGTACAGTTGGATTTCCTCCTACTGGACAAATAATTATTGAGTCTGAAGTAATATCGTATACAGGTATTACAGCTACAACATTTACAGGATGCACAAGAGGTGTTGGTAGTTCTTCTGCTGCAAGTCACAATAATGATGTTGCTGTTAAAACATATACAATACCTGGCGGTGTTACAACATTTGATCCTAGTTGTGGTATGGGTGTTTATGGAAGATTATGGTGTGGTGGTATAACAGAATCACCAGATGT